ACCAACTGTCAAAGCCGCGCCCGTCACCAGCAGCACCTGCCCCTCCGGCAGCAGGATCGTGGTCTGCTCTTCCATTTTCAGAGTCACCGAGCCAACAGCGATCTGCTTCGATTGCAGCGTCAGGCCGGGGCGCGGAACAAAGTATTTGACACCTCCAGTCAGATCCGCCGATGCTTGGCTCGCACCGATCAGGCCCGCCTCAATGCTCGCGTCAAACGTGGCAAGTGCGTTCGCCGGACGCTGGGCGTACGGTTTCAACAGACGGACAGTCATGTGTACCTCAAATAGAAAAAGGCCGCTCGCGGCGGCCAACTGGTCAGCAAATTTTCTGCTACTTCGGCTTATTCGGCACCTGCGCGGCCGTGGCGCTGGCCGTCATGCCGGTGGTGCCGTAGCCCTTGGCGCGCAGAATCTCGCGTGTGCGCGCCGCATCGACGAGCTGGGCGGTGATCTTGTCCAGCATGCGGACGTCACGATCCCGCACCGCCCGGATGATCAGGTCTCGACAGTGAGTGGGTTTCATTGTTCCAGAGGGGGTGACGAATAATTGCCGAAATGGTAAATTGCTAGTCCAACTAACTAGGGGGGGAAACACATGTCCGTCAATGACTTCAAAGCAGCAGAACTGACAATTAACTTATTACAGGCCATCGCACCAGGGTTTAGGCTGGTCGGTGCGAACGGCACAATCAGCGATCCAGAAAAGGCGGCTGAGTTTGACGCTAAATATCTAGCCAAGCTGTACAAGGATGTGCACGCGGCCATCACCACGACGGCTAAATAAAAAAAAGCCCACGACCTTACGGTGGTGGGCTTACTTTTCTCGGGGCGAACGAATCCCCGTGTGCGTGCACTATATCAGAAAAGATTCCGTGTGCACTCATTTTTTTTCAGCTTTTCGGTCAGCTCAATGCGCGCTTCATTAGCAGTAGCGGCCCAGTCCGCGTTAGCGAAGCGCCAGGCCGTGGCTATGCTGCAACTACGGTAGATAGCCCAGACATGCATGCGTTGAAGGCTGTTGATCATCGCGTCAGTCGCGGCACCAACCTGCATGTCGTGGCTACGTTGCGCTTCATGCACATCGCATCCATGGCCATCCGACTCACCAACCAAGCCGCCCATGATGCGCGCTCCAAGGTTGCGTTCGCCGCCCGTCGACATCCAGTCCTTCCACGCGGCCAGACAGTAGTCCACCGGGTCTGGCCTGTCCCACGTGTCGTGGCGCACATCTTGTTTCTTCACTCGCTGCAGCATGATTATCCCTCGTTTGGCGGTTGGTACTTGTATTTATTGCCAGCGCATCGGGCGCGCGGGCTGGTTTGTATCTGATGATCCTCAATAATCATGAAGACCTGTGTTCATAAGGCTTACTTCAAAGGTCTTCGCCACTTTCTCGCCATGTTAAACCCGCTTTTTCGGCGATTTTGGCTTGTGCTTTGGTGATACGTGCCATGTTTCTTTCCAAATAGGCCATGGTCGTTCTAACGTCCTTGTGCCGCAGGTAGGCCTGCACGTCCTGCACCGGTGCGCCGGCCTCGCTCATCGCGGTGGCGATCGTGCCGCGCAGGAGGTGAGGCGTGATCCCTTTGATGGAGCATGCAGTGTTGGCCGCGCGGATACGCCAGCGCGCGAAACCGGCGCCGACGGCAGCACCATCCGGCAGGCACACCACCAGACCATCCGGCTTTTTGAGCGGAGCCAGGTAGTCGACCAGCGCGGCGAACAGCGGTAGTGCCTCAGCCTCCTTCCCTTTCGTCTTGCCTGGCGTGTACGTGTCGCGCTCCCAGTCGAACCATTCCCAGCGCGCTGTGATCGCCTCGGACTCGCGCAGGCCTAACAGCAGCATCAAGCGCACGGCGATGCTGACCGGAGACGCCGCGCCAGCCTGCGCATCAATGGCGCCGAACCAGGCGGCGACAGCGGACAGCGGCAGGATAGCGCGAGGGCGCTTCTGGACCGCCAGCATGGCGACGTCCCACGGCAGGCGCGGCACGATCTCGCGGCGCACCGCCCAGCGCACCAACAACTTGAGGATGCGTAGCCAGTGATTGGCGGTGGCGCGGCTATGGTCGGCGAGGAGAGCGCTGCGCGCGCGCTCGACGGTGTCAGTGTCGATCTGATCGATGCGGCGGCCGGCCATAGCGCCCATGTGCAGCTTGCCGAAGCTCGTCACGCTCCGGACGTGGTGCGCGCTTGAATGCGCGCCGCGAACGGCCAACCACTCGGCATGCAGCTCCGCGAGGGTCGGAATAGGATTGCCGCCATTGGCCCGGGTCAACGCGTCGTCGTAGGCGCGGTCAGCCACGACTTGCGCTTTGCCCTTATCGCGCAATCTGGTGCTTCGTTGCACACGGGCGAACGGCTTCACCTGGAAGCGGTAGTGGTAGGTGCGCCCCACCTTGAAAACCTCGACGCTCAAAAATCCTCCGTTGATTGCCTAAAAATACGTGGTGCTGCGGTCCCGCAGGCCGAGCGCCTCTTGGGCATCGTGAATTACTGCCAGCGTGATCCACTTGTCTCCCCGCTCCGCGCGCGCCAGGATGCGGCGCGCCCACGCGCGACTATCACCACCGTCCGGCGCTTGCCCAACGCCCTCCGCGCCGATGTCGCGCATGAACTGCTCGGCATGCTCCTTCGCCTTGGCGCCGCGTTCGGGCGGGGGAAGCTGCAACCGGGCGGGCGGAATGGGCTCCCACGCGCCGCGCCCGAGCTGCCGCTTCAGCGCCGCCGCCCAGCGGTCTTTGACCTGGCCGTGGGTCTGTTCCATCAAATCGCGGGAGAGGCCCGTGGTGGCCCAGAAAATGGCAGGGTGCGACCACACCCCCAGCTCACCCTTTCCGCGCGCCTGGAGGCCCTCTACGGCCTCGTGGTAGGCCATTACCGGGTCCATGTATGGCTTGCAAGCTTGAATAAACTCAGAAACCGATGGCGGCCAGGCAAATCGGCGACGGCACTCCTTGAGCCCTTCGACCACGTCGGCCGGCGTCACGAACTCGTCTTCGAACGCTTCGACCCAGCTCTCGGCCCAGTTGTCGATGGACTGCTGGCTCGGGAAGTCCTTGCGCCACTTCCCGGGGTACGCGCCGTCCAGTCGGTTCCACAGGTGGTCGATCAGCGAGATGCCGAGTTTGGGGTGCACATCGAACCAGCGCGAATCCGGCCTGGTCGAGGGCACACCTGGCGCCACGGCGCCGGCCGGCGCTGACGTCAGCACGGCGGTCATGGCGCACCGGGCCGGTTGCGGTTGACGTGCGCAGTCGGATCGAACGGCGCGCCGGGTCGAGCGGCGCCCTGCTGGCGGTCACGCAGCACCCAGGCCGCTTCGAACCCGACCCAGCCACGCGTGCAGCAAAGCGCCAGGACGGCGTCCAGCGACATTCCGGCCAGGCCCGCCTCCCGCAGGAAGTTGTCGACGACGACCTTCGAGACCGGTGCACGCTTGGCTTTCCGCAGGGCCAGCCAGTCCGTGACCGTCTGCTCCTCGACGCCAAGCATCCGCAAAGCCGGGGCTGGATCGAACGACGGCGCAGCCGGCGGCTTTTTTTGTTTATTTTTTTTGTTGTTTACTTCTTCTCTTCTCTTCTCTTCTCTAGGTAACGCGCCGCTAACGCCATCATCATTTCCCGGTAACGCTTCTTGCGTTACCTCACCGTTACCAGCCTTATGATTAGCCACGCGCCGGGCCGTTTGAGCGCGGCTTTTCGCTGACGCGCCGTTGTGCTCGTTGAAATTCATGATGTGCAGGCCGTCGTCGGTTTCGACCAGCCAGCCCACCTGAATCAGTGCCGCGCCCAGGCCTGGCACGCCGCACTTCCGGTCCAGCGTCTTTGCGGAGAGGCCCGGAAGGATGCCGTTGGCAGAGTGCTGGTCTGCGGTTGCCCACAGCCAGTAAAGACCGCCCACAATGGTCGCCTCGGCTGCGCCAGTGATGTCGCACAAACTGGACACGCGAGGGTCATCCCACAGATTGCAGCGCATTTTGATCCAATCGCCGGCCATTATGCAGCCCTCGCGAGTTCATGCTCGTGCGCAAAGTTCGCCTCAATCAGCGCGCGCGCCAGCGGCGGGCAAACGCTGTTGCCGATCATACGCACCTGTGAAGCCTTCGACAGCTTGCGGCCGTTATGCACCAAGTCGAGGATGTACGAATCCGGGAAGCCCTGAGCGCGGGCCAGCTCGCGCGGCGTAAGCATCCGCATGCCGATATCGACGATCGCGTAGTCCTCGCCGCGCACGGCCACCAGCCCAATGCGGTCCTTCGTCGGGATGGTATGCATCGGATCGGTGATGGCCTGATCCTGGCCGCCTTCGCTGTAATATTTGATCAGGAACGCACGCACCTCGCCGATGTGCGTACCACCGCCGGTGATGGTCGGAATGGGCATGGTTATATCCTTGCCGTCCTGGTTGTTGCGCAAGCTGACGAGCGTAGTGGCGACGATCGAGTGATGGTCGGCTGTGGTCACGGTGCCGAACGGGACGGTGATGGCTGTACCAACCACGCCGGTGTAGTGCTTGGCCAGCATGGCGCTGACCAGCGCAAAGTGTCCGCCCTTGATCTCAGCGCATTGTGTGCGTAGCGGCTCAGCGATGTCGAAAGTACGTTGTGTGGACCCGTTGGCGTGCTCAGTGAGGAACGGTGTCGTGCTGCCGGGAAGGATATACGGATCATCACTGTTGACGATGTGCTTTATGATGCCTTTGGCAATCCGCGCCAGCGTCTTGTCGGCGAGCGGCTTGGCGCGGCCGAAAATGCTCGGACATGGGATGGTCCAGTCGATGCATTGGTCGGCGCCGATCCACGGCTTCAAACCGCTGGCAGAGAAGCTGCTCAGTTTCGGGTTGCCGTGCGTCGGCTTCGGCCAATTGATGGACAGGCCATCGCGCCGCGCGAACACAAACAGGCGCTTGCGGATAGTCGGCGTGCCGAAGTCGCACGCGCGCAAGATCCGGTGCTCCACCTTGTAGCCGAGGCCGCGATACAGGCGCTCCATTGGAAAATCCGAGCCGAGCGCTTCGTAAATCTCTGGCACGTCCGGGTGAGCTGGGTCTACGCCGGTCGACAGCGCATCGATAAAGGCGCGGAACGTGCGGCCGCGCTCGGACATGATCGGCTTACCGTTCGCGTCCAGCGGCCCCCAGTCGGCGAACTCCTCGACGTTTTCCAGGGAGATGCAGCGCGGCATCTGGAATGTTCCCCACTTCAGCGTCACCCATGCCAGGCCGCGAATTTTCTTCTCGCGCGGCTTGCCGCCCTTCGCTTTGCTGTGGTGTTTGCAGTCAGGACTGAACCAGGCCAAGCCGATAGGCCGATTTCCGGTAATGAAGCCAGGATGAACGGCAAACACGTCCTCCTGGTAATGGGACGTCGCCGGATGGTTGGCAGCATGCATGGCCAGCGCTTCGCCGTTGTGGTTGATCGCGACATCGACCGGCCGACCAAACGCCTGCTCAATACCTTCCGATGCACCGCCGCCGCCAGCGAAATTATCGATGACCAGCTCATGGCCAAGATTCAGCTCGAAAGTATGGAAGTCACGCTTCATTGCGCGCCTCCGCGAACTGGTCCACGCCGGTGAACTTGTGCCAGGTCATGACCTGCACACCGTTGCGCTTTACCGGTTTGCCCCCCCCCATCCAGCTTCGGGCCGCGCACCATGATCTCGGCCAGCCTGATCTCGGCCGGCGCTACATCCATCCAGTCTTGACAAAACTCGGGGCTATCTAATTCAGGGCTGATACGATAGGGCTTGACGCAGTTGGCAAACAGCTCCGCCGCCAAGGCATCACGGCGCGCAGCCCACTCGGTAATGGACAGTGCGCGCCGACCTTCGTATTCAGACGTCTTTTTCTCAGCAATTTGCTTGCTGGCGGCACGGCTCACGCCGAAAACACAGAATGCTCCCACGGTGCCCTCACTGACGAAAATTGAGGCCGAATGCGGCGCCGGTGCGGCGCGCGCTCGCCGCAGTGAGCACCGAACCATGCCAGTTACCACGGTAAGCCGGTGCGGCGGGCATGGCATCAATGGAAGCGTTCGATTTCGGCACCAGGCGCGTACGCGCACGCTGGCTGACCGCGTACACGGCGCCAGTCTTGATGAGGTGGCCGTCTACCTCCAGCTGCTCATAGATGTCGCGGATCTTCTGCTCACTTGCGCCTAGAAGGCTGTGACGTTCGATGCCTTGATGGATGGTGGCTGGCGCGGCCAGGAGCGCGCGCAGGATTACAACTGCACGGCTATGCGAAGGTGGAAATTTCATAGATAATGTCCCTGTTGTCTGTTTTACCGAGGCCCGCCTGCACGCGGGCCTTTTCTATTTCTGGCCAGCGAGCGCGCCGACCAGGCGCTTGTACTGCTTGAGAGTCATGACGTGACCAGGCTCCAGAGGGAACGCAGGCGTCGCCGGTTGCGGCGCATTCACAGGCGCGCTCAAGCAGCCTCCGGCGCCAGCTCATCCAGCGTGGCCAGCGGAGTGCCGAACTTGCGCATGATGCGCAGGCGCAGGGTGGCGCCAAGCTCCATACGGTTGTTGCGGATCTTGCTGATCACCGGCGGCGCGACTTCCAGGGCGCGCGACAGCTCGGCATCGTTGCGCAGCTTGTTCTCGCTCAGAAGGTGATCGATCAGCGCGTGCGGCGCGACTTGGCGCGGCTCGGTGTTCAGTGCTGCTTTGTTCATGTAGCTCTCCTTTGGAGGGGTGGTTGAAATTGGTTAGACGAGGCGCACGCAGAGGTCCAGGGCTTGGGGGATACTGAAACCCACGCTCTGCAGTGCAATGAACTTTTCGTGGGTACGACGCGCCTGAAGCTGAATCAACTCCCTTTCAGCTGGCCAGTTGTTCTTGATCGCCTGTATTGTTTGCGCCAGTGCCACTCGCTGTTTCTCTTCTTCTTTGTCGCTCATAGTCAGTCCTATGCTTATGCGCGCCGACGGCGTAGCGGGTTCAGGTTGCGGACTTTCGATGCGCCTGCGCGTAAGCGCGCGATCGCGCCGGCCAGCGCGCGGCGGGTGCGGCTGGTCGCTTCCTGTACGCCTTCGATCTGTTTGTGGGCCTGCTCCAGCTGATGCAGACTGGCGCCGTCCTGGGCATCCATCAGTGCCAACTGCGCATGTGCTGACACGCGCACCAGGTGGCGCAGGTGCTCAACCGAATTGAACTCGGCATCGTCTGGGCAGTCCGTGCTGGACGCGCAGATTCCAACCGGGCGAAGGCAATCGGCCACGCACGGCAGGCGCACCTCCATCGGCATGGCCGACCAGATCGAGTGGATGAAGTTCGCCGGCAGCAGGTTGGTGTCTTTGCTTTCGTCGTCGAGCCAGCGGAACACGCGGTCGGCGTTGACCTTCTGGCGTTCGAACGCATCGCGCGTGGTTGGGTCAAACACGATGCCGGTGGTGGTCGGACCTTCGATGCGCTCGTGTGCATCGACGATCATCTGCACTACGGCCTCGCGGCTCCAGCCTTCGCGCTTGCGCCAGTCGATCACGTGAGTGCGCAGGATGCCGATCATGGTGGTGTGCGATTCGTTGCGCATGCTTTCTAACTCCGTGGTGGTTAAACTTGAAACATCAACAAAACGACAAATAAGGTTGAGGGTTGCAAATGCGCTACTATTTCTGTTCCCCAACATCGATAGAAAGGCAGCGCAATCCTCATGAACGAAAATCTGACGGTGTGGCTCATGGACAGCGAGCAGCGAACAATTCCTTGGCCTGCCGACCTACCGATTCCAGCGCCTGGGGACGAAGTGGTCACGCAGCACGACTGCTGGTTCTACTCGGTCAGAGTCTTATCGCGACTATGGGCGCTCGTACCGGACAAGGACGAGAGCATCAGCACGCTGGTGACAGTCAGGGTGGAGCATCTTTCTGGTCCGTCACGCCAGCTGGCGGAGGTTTATCCGATTCGCCCAGACGTGCCAGTAGCAACCTAGCGGCTTCAAATCGGTCTGCTGCCGTGGCGAAAGAGTTGCCAAGCACGGCAAGCTGCAAAGCCAATGTCGCAGGGGCGGCCTTGCCTGAACTAACTGGGTTGGGAGGTAGCATGGGATTCCCTAGTTGGACTGGAATACTTGCGGATGGGCGACCCTCAGATACTTCAACTGAGTCTTAGGTACGCCATTCTTACGCCATTGAGACACTGCGCTCTTTGAAATCCCAAGGAGCCGACCAGCTTTAGATGGGCCGCCGAGTGCGGCAATAATGCGGTTTGTCTCCGCAACGTCTGAAGGTTTCATGACCAACCTCAATTAATAGTTGGCCTGAGTATAGAACGCTAAACCTTTTTAGGTCAAGCACACTTTACCCTTGATTGTTTAGAATTCTTTACATGGAAAATCTGATAAGCCGTTTGGAAGAAGTCTGCGCGAACCTGGCGACACCGACGCTGAGCGGCCAGACCGCGCTTGTGGAAGCTTCCACCGCGTCAAAAAGCGTCGTCAATCAGTGGCTGAGCGGCAAAATCAAGTCAATTGATATCAAATATGCACTGGCGATTGAGCGCAACACCAGCTACAGCCACATCTGGCTGATGACGGGAGAGGGAGAGAAAAAGGTTGACGCAAGTAGAGTCGTGTACGTCGATAGAATAGTCCCCCAGCAGCCCACGTACTCATGGATCAGCGATGACGAGGCCCGCTTGTTGTCCCTGTACCGGACCACAGATGACGATGGAAGGGGCGATATTATGGCAACTGCCGAGGAGTCGAGGCGCATCGTCTCACCGAGACTTGCGAGGAACGAGATATAGCTTTATGACCCGCGGCTCAGGATGCTTAGCCGCCATTCTCTCTAGTTTTACAACAGCCTCCTCTCTTCGCCGTTCGTCCATAGCGCGATATGCGGCAACTATCCTATCCAAGTTTTTCATTGCACTGAACTATCATTTGTTTACTATGTGCCAACTATATTACAAGTTGGATAGGCTTGCATATGAAAAGTACAGGGGTAAAGTACTGCCAGTTATCATTTGAAATGTAACAAATTCTCACTCGCTTGTTTCCATGGATGGAAACACTCGTCACCTCGGGTAAAGACTGCATGAAAAAATTGGGTGATGACGAAACCACCCGAAAAAAAACTGTTGCAGAAAGACTACGTTCAATCTGCTGTTAGATTTCCGCCGCACCTCCATGCCGAACTGAAGGCTTCCGCAGAAAAAAATGGGCGCAGCTTAAACATGGAGATCCTTGCTCGATTGGAGGCTGGCCCTTCCACGCAGATCCTCGCGGAGATTGCGGAGCTAAAATTAATGATGCGCAAAGTTTTGGACAATATGTAACTACTACATTGCCATAGGTTGCGAAAAGCGCAATATCATTGAGTTTTCAAGTTCCCGAGGAAACCAATGAGAAAGATAATCATCGCGGTACCGCTCACTGTCGCCGCTCTGTGTGTTGCCATAACAGTATGTGTCAAATACGACGACTGGTTCGTCTACCGCTCTGCTCGCCGTCCGCTTGCCTACTTGATGAAGGATCCATCCAGTACGATTTTTCGCAATGAAAGATTCGTTGATTATGACTGGTACTGCGGTGAAGTAGACGCTAAAAACGAGATGGGTGCTTACACGGGTTTCAAACGTTTCATCTCTGGACGGCTGAGCAACGTGATTTACCTGGAAGGCACCGGAATGCTAGGCAAGGAGTCCACTGACGAGCTCCTCCTCGTCATGGACAAAAAGATCGCTTATCTAGAGTCCTTCAAAACGATCCGGGAGCACTCCCCTGGGGCGCGCATGATCTCCGAGACGGAGCAATACGCTCAAGCTCGCCGCCAAGTGTTTGAAGATCACTGGAAAGCCCTCTGCAACTAAGATAGTTTTCAATTTTTAAACAAAGGAACATGCGGTAACGTGGCAACGTAAAGTTTAGAGTTCTTGACTTTATAAAGTTTAGTAGTCTACACTTAACTTCATCGAACTCTAAACCGATGGAGGAAGCCATGAAGGCAGCAACCGCAGCAGAAGTCGCACCACAGGAAGGTACCGGCGCCGCCGGCGCGCCAATAAACCACGACAAGCTGCGCGTTAGCGCCAAGCTTGTCGCTTTGGTCACGCCGTTCATGGCGAAGGCCGATATCCGCTACTACCTCAACGGCTTCAACGTCCGCCCCCACCCGCACGGCGGCGCGGTGATCTGCGCCACCAACGGCCACATGCTGGCCGCCGTGCACGACCCAGACGGGGTGTGCGAACACGAAGTCACCCTTTCCATCAGTTCCGGCACAGTGGCTGCACTGAAAGCACGCGGTAACGGCGGCCGCGAGCTCGTCATGCGCTTTGGCCGCGTCGCGGTGCTGGAGGGTGCCGACGAAGTATCCCTGCAGCCAGGTGATCCTGTCGTCGATGGCAAATTCCCTCAATACCAAAACCTCATTCCGCCAGCTGAGCGCCTCAAGCCCGGCCTGGTCGGCCAGTTCGACACGGCCTACATCGCGGTGCTTGACGTGGTCGCCAAGATCGCGGCGCCGAAGGGTGGTCCGCAGCGCTCAGCGAAATTCTTCACGCTCGACGGCAATCCAAAGTCTTCCGCCATCGCGCGCATCGTCGGTCAGCCGAACTTCGTCGCCATCCTGATGCCGCAGGCGCCGGATGAGCTCACGCCCGTGCCGCTGTGGTGTGCTGCCATTGCGCGCAAAGACGACTTGGCCGCCGCTGCAGGTGCAGCATGAGCGCCGCCGTTGAAGAGCTGCGCAAAGCACATCGGATCATCAGCGTGATGTTGAACGCGATGACACTCGAACAAAAGGCAGAGTGCGCGGAGCAGCTGGACCGCGAGGGAATTTCCCCAGAAGGCATGACCCGCGCGCACGAGCGCGCTGCTGTACTCGCCTCAGCAGGTGCCGCATGAAGTACCTCATTACCGAACGCACCAGCGACGGCCAGCGCAGCTACATGGCCATCGGCGACTTGGGCCTGCTGATCGATGCAGCCTATAACGCTGGCGCCTTGGGCGTCACCGCCATGGTGAAGCCATGAAGCGCCTCTTCGCGTCCCTCCTCTACCGCCTGCGCCACCGCGCCGCAGTGCGCCGCTATCGCCAATGCAGCGCCCGCACAACGCAGCTCTTTGCAGACTATGCCGCCATCGGCGCCGACCTGCGCGCCGCCCTCGCCGCCGAAAACAAGGCGGAGAAGCATATGGAACAGTTCATCACCACCAGCAAATAGGAAGAAAAATGGAAGACCTGAAAGTAGCGGTATCTACCGCATTCGCCAACGTGGTCGCATCAGGCGCAATCGAGGCTGCAATCCAAGATCAGGTTGGCAAAGCCATCACCAGCGCAATCAAAGATCAGATCAGCGGCTACAACAGCGAATTCGGAAAGAAGATCAACGAGAAAGTCAAAACGCTGATCGACATCAACCTGGACGAAATCGACCTCCCGTCCTATCGACAGTTAATTGGCGACGTCATCAAACAGCGCGTCGGCGCCGTCATGAGCACCGAGTTCACGGAAAAGCTAGACAAGGACATCTGTGAACTGCTGCAACCTGTGCCGGCCGAAATCACGCTGGAAAATCTGCTCGGAGAATTTGTAGCCAGCAAACGGGACGCATACAACGTCTACGAGCTCAGCGGCAATGATTTCACGCTCATCATTGAACGCAGCGAACGAGCGGATAGCTATGTCGATATCTATATCGATGAGGAGCCGAGTAAGCAGAAGTACTCGTGCGACATTCATCTTCGCATCAAAGGCGAAGGTGAAGTATGGGCGATCAAATTGAATGGCGACGATCTGAAGAACAAGATTTTCGTCGGCCCACTGTACAACTTCGAGAAGCGCCTCTTCCAGATGTACACAACAAAAACGCGCTTGATTATCGCGGCTGGAGCAACCGAAGACGACTTCGACACCACCTTCCCTTACCACGACTAATCGGAGCGTCCCATGTGGTTAAAAAATTTACAGATCTATCGTCTGCCAGCGCCGTGGGCATTCACTCCCGAGCAGCTGGAGGCCGCCCTCTCGACTAACGCGTTCACACCGGCCAGTAGCAACGAACTGCTGCGCCAGGGCTGGGACAAGCCGCGTCCGGACGGCGGCCTGGTGCACGTCGTCAACAAGCAGATGCTGATCATGCTGGGCGCGGAGAAGAAGCTCCTGCCGGCCAAGGTGATCAACCAGGTGGCGAAGGCGCGCGTGGCCGAAATGGAAGAGGCGCAAGGCTTCGCGCCAGGCAAAAAGGCGATGAAGGAACTGAAGGAGCGCGTCGCCGACGAACTGCTGCCGCGAGCCTTCACGGACCGCAGCAACATCTGGGCGTGGATCGATCCAGTGAATGGCTGGTTGGCGGTCGACACCTCCAGCCCGAGCCGCGCCGACGATGTGATTAAGCTACTGCTCAAGGCGGTCGACCGCATGCCGCTGGAG